TAAAAAGCATGACGGGCAACGATACGCTCAACGCGCGGTTTCTGCACGAGAATAGCTTTGATTTTCAGCCGCAGTTTAAAATCTACATGAACACGAATTATCTGCCGGTGATTACGGATATGACACTCTTTTCGAGTGGCAGAATCATGATCATACCCTTTGAGCGCCATTTCGAGGAAGATCAACAGGACAAGTCGCTGAAGAAGACGTTCGTTTCGGAGAAGAATCAGAGCGCGATTCTGAACTGGCTGCTGGAAGGGTACAAGGAATTGCAGCTGCAGGGACTGACTATGCCGGAATCGGTGCACTTCGCAACGGAACGGTATCGGCATGAGAGCGATAAGGTCGGGTTGTTTATCGAGGATGAGATGGAACCCGTAGCTAATGCCGAGGAACGGACCTCCGCGGTATATGACCGATATAAAAAGTGGTGCGACGCCAACGGCTGCTTTGCGGAGAACACCCGCAACTTTAAGCAAATCCTGGCGATGTACGGACGTGTGGAGCGGAAACGGCCGTATGCCGGAGGTAGTGAAACAACGATGTTGATCGGGTTCAAGTTAAGATTTGATGCCGGTGGATTTACCGATTACAAAGGTAAAACACCGTTTGATTGATCCTCTGTCGCAGCTTGTCGCAGGAAAAGCAGGTTATATGTAAAGAAAGCTCTTTTTATAGAGAATACCCCAAAAACCTGCGACAACCTGCGACAAGAGAAGAAAGCCGCATATTACCTACGTTTTTCAAAATGCAGCTCATATTTTGTATCTAGGAGAATTTACAACATGTTGGAGAAAGATATTGTTGCCGCGATCATGCGGCTACTAAAAAGAGTCCCGCGCTGCTTTGCGTGGAAAGAGCATGGCGGGATGTATGGGTCAGCGGGAATTCCCGACGTGATCTGCTGCCTGGACGGTCGGTTCTTTGCCTTCGAGGTCAAGACACCGTTAGGCAGGTTAACGAAGCTACAGGAACAGACGATCCACAGGATTAAGGTCGCGGGCGGCCACGCGTATGTGGTTCGGTCGGTAGAGGATGTCAAGGCTGTCCTGTGGGCATACGCAGGAATTGAAGTTTAAAAAGGAGGTCATGAATATGGATGCCAAAGAATACTTATCGCAGGCATATCGCATTGACCAGCGGATCAATAGCAAGCTGGAACAGGTGATGTCCCTTCGCGCCCTGTTGGGTAAAGCGACTGGTACGCTCTCCGGCGCGCCGAAAGCGGCGACGCCGAACCTACACTCCATGGAGGATACAATCTGTAAAATGGTCGACATGGAAAACGAGATCAACAACGATATCGATACGTTGGTCGATCTAAAGGCGGAGATCATGGCGTGCATAAAGCAGATTAGTAACCCTGAGTACCAGACGCTGTTGGAATTGCGATACCTGTGCTTCAAGCGCTGGGAGGAGATTGCTGCCGACATAGGGTATAGCTTGCGCAGATTGTATGAGTTGCACAATTCAGCGCTTGAGCAAATTTCTTTTAAAAGTCCGCACTAAAGAGCATTGAACCACACCATAGTACCTGTGAGATAATACAATTGCAAAAGATGGATTGAGGGCCTTCGCGAAACGCGAGGGTCCTTTTTCATGCCTTGGAGGAAGAGGATGCCATACAAACCCAAGCGTCCCTGCTCATATCCGAGCTGCGGAAGGCTGACCGATGGTCGGTATTGTGACGGGCACCGGCAGATCGCTGAGCGTCAGTATAACCAGTACCTTCGCGACTCTGACACCAACAAACGATACGGCCGCGCGTGGAAGAAGATCCGAGCGCGATTTTTGCTGCAGCATCCTTTGTGTGAGCACTGCAAGAATGAAGGCAGACTCACTGCCGCCGAGGAAGTACATCACATCCTGCCGCTGGCAAACGGTGGTACGAACGACCAGGACAACCTCACGGCGTTATGTAAGAACTGCCATTCGAAGATTACGATCGGCAGCACCAACTCAAGAGAGAAATAGCACACGAAATGACCCGGTGGGGGCGTTTTTACCTCTGTGTCCTTTTCAACTGGACAACGCGGTCGGGTCGCGTGTAAATTTTCGCGAAAGTTATTAGGGGAATAGCCCCATAAGTTTTTCAGGAGGAAACGCACATGGGAAGACGAGGCCCAGCGGCCGGACAAGGCGGTAGACCGCCGAAACCTCTGGCGGATAAAGTGTTGGAAGGTAACCCCGGCAAGCGAAAGCTAACCGTTGTCGAATTCCCCAGTGCCAGCGATTTCCATGGCGTGCATATGCCGCCGCCGCAAGAAATGCTCTCCGCTTTACAGAAAGATGGCAAGCCGCTCATTGCGTCGCAGATCTATGAGCGGACCTGGAGCTGGCTGAACGAACGCGGTTGCGCAAACATCGTCTCCCCGCAGGTGCTGGAGCGATACGCTATGAGCGCTGCGCGCTGGATTCAGTGTGAAGCGGCGATCACGGAATACGGGTTCCTCGCAAAACATCCAACGACGGGTAATGCGATCCAGTCTCCGTATGTGGCTATGAGCCAGAATTACATGGCGCAAACAAACCGGCTCTGGTATGAGATCTTCCAGATCGTGAAAGAAAACTGCGCCGCCGACTACACGGGCGCAAATCCGCAGGACGACGTTATGGAGCGCCTGCTGACCGCGCGAAGGGGGAAATAAGTATGGACGAAGTGCAGGCGTTTATCCAATCGCTTCGATACCATCGCTTGACCAGCCAGCAGCGAAAGACGCTGCGCGGGCAGGCGCTCGCGGGCAATCTCCCGGCGGCGCAAGCGGGCTTACGAAAAATCGTGTCGAAAGGAATCAACCATGGTCATTCAAACACTGCCGGTCGATAAGCTCGTTCCGGCGGATTACAATCCGCGAAAAGATTTAAAGCCCGGCGACCCCGAATATGAAAAGCTGAAGCGATCCTTGTCGGAGTTCGGATATGTGGAACCGGTGATCTGGAATAAGACGACAGGTCACGTCGTCGGTGGACACCAGCGCTTGAAGGTACTGATCGATACCGGCGTAACCGAGGTCGAATGTGTTGTCGTGGAGATGAGTGTAGAGAAAGAGAAAGCGCTCAACGTTGCGCTGAACAAAATCAGCGGCGAATGGGACAAAGATAAACTCTCCTTGTTGATCGCTAATCTTCAGGGTGCGGATTTTGATGTGTCCCTGACCGGCTTTGACGCGCCTGAGCTGGATGCGCTGTTCAAAGATGCGCAACGCGCCGATGTTCATGATGATGCTTTCGACGTCGACGCGGCGCTCAAAGAACTTGCGATCACGAAGCCGGGCGATCTGTGGCTCCTCGGTAAACATCGGCTCGTCTGCGGTGATAGCACCAAGCGAGATGTGTTCGACCTGCTCATGGACGGTGGCCAGGCCAACCTCGTGGTTACCGATCCCCCTTACAATGTGAATTACGAAGGCAGCGCCGGCAAGATCAAAAACGACAACATGGCGGATGCTGCGTTCTACGAGTTCCTGCTCGCTTCGTTTCAGAACATGGAAGCTTGCATGGCGAACGAAGCATCGATCTATGTGTTCCACGCGGATACGGAAGGTTTGAACTTCCGTAAGGCATTCTCAGACGCCGGGTTCTACCTCTCCGGTACTTGTATCTGGAAGAAACAGTCGCTGGTGCTTGGGCGAAGCCCGTACCAGTGGCGGCATGAGCCGGTCTTGTTCGGCTGGAAGAAAAAAGGGAAACACGAATGGTATGCCGACCGGAAGCAGACGACGATCTGGGAGTTTGACAAACCCAAGCAGAACGCCGACCATCCGACCATGAAGCCTGTGGAACTGCTGGCATATCCGATTTTGAACTCCAGCATGGCAAATTGCATCGTGCTCGACCCCTTCGGCGGCAGCGGCAGTACTCTGATCGCCTGCGAACAGACGGATCGGATCTGCCGGATGATCGAGTTGGATGAAAAGTACTGTGATGTGATCGTTCGAAGGGCTGTCGAGCAGTTGAATGGTTCCGACGATGTATTCCTGATTCGTAACGGCGAGCGAGTTCCGTACAAAGTAATCGTAGAAAACACAGATAAATAGCTTGATAAGTACATCTTTCAGAGGCATGTATGTACTACCAAATTCAAGGAGGTAGACATAGGATGCAGATCAAGTACAACGTTACAGGGGACAGGCGGAAGGCGCTGGTCGAGGTCATGCGGGATACCCTGCAGGATGCGACGCGATACCTCGGTGCGCCGAGCTTTGCATTTCAGGTAGGTAAGTACACGGTCGACAAAAACGGAACAGTTACATGCCCGGACGACGCAGACGCGGCGCAGATCGACACGCTGATTCGCGAACTGGCACATGATGGTTTCGTTGGACAACGGATCGGCGAGCTGGCGAAACCCGCGGAGCAGCAGATCATTGAAGCGCCAAGGAGGGGAATCATGGCATCTACACTCGACAGCCTTGACCGGCTTTCGGTTGAGATACCGAAGGGCGACATGACGCCCGCTGCATTGGAGAACCTACAAAAACTAGTTGCGAGCAAAGCGACGCTGCTGAAGAAAGCGCTCGGCACAGACAGCCTTCCGATGACAGAGCACTCCGACAGGATCGAATTCGGATGGTTTCGGCCGACTGACGATCAGGCAGAGCTTGCTGCCTACTACCAACTGGTACAAGGCCTTTGCGAACTGGCGCGCACACAAAAGCGCGTCAGCGAGTCGGAACAGCAAGTCGAAAACGAGAAGTACGCCTTCCGCTGTTTTCTCCTCCGGCTTGGATTCATTGGGCAAGACTACAAAGATTCACGCCGTGTGCTTCTGAAAAGGCTCACCGGCAAC